GAAGTCTACAACGAGTTCTACCGCCCGATCTGGAACACCTTCCGCAAGGCGCACCGTCACGGCTGCTGTTCCTGCCCCGGAAGTAAATGGTGGTTATGCGGTGGCGACTGTGCCGTTTGTAAGTACCGTACCGCCGGGGACAGCCTTTCACTCGACCACGAGCAGGAGGTGGTTGGCGACATCCGAGAGGATGCGTCCGCCGATCTTGACGGCTTCGTGATCGACCGCATCGTATTTGAGCAGCTGCTCAAGCGTCTGGACGAGCTGATGCCGGAAGCCCGCCACATTGGAGAGCTCCGCCTCGACGGTTTTTCAGACAGCGACATCGCCAATATCATCGGCATCCCGCGCACGACATTCCACTCAAGGCTCAAGAGAGCCAAAGCCCAGCTCCACGACGAATACGATGACATCTTCTAATTAATACCCGCGGCTCTCCGGCTGCCGATGTTCGGTGGCCGGGGAGCTTTCTTGTTTGTCTTAATAGAATGTCAGTTCTTTACTTTTTCGTTTTACATCTTCAGCAAAGGTTTTTTTTAATGCTACTAAACTGAATCACATACAAAAACCGTCCGTATCGAAAATATGCGTAAGCTCATCGTCGTTTATTGCCTGCTTTACCTTATCCCGTACTGCGGTCTTTGACATATCAAGCCGCTTGAACTTCCCGTCTGATGCCATTCGAATAAGCTGAATGCGTCCTATTCCCGGATTCTGACGGGCATACTCGGCAAAACCCTTAGCCTTTCCAAGATTGTCTGTCCGTGTTTGGTCGTGCGGCTCAAGTATATCAATAATATATCCGCCGTGCGAATCCTTGCGAACCACAAGAAAATCCGGATACGCGGGTTTCGTTATACCGTCCTTTTCATATGGAATACATAGCGACCACGGTTTTCTCGGTGGATTACGAAGCCAGCAAACGAAGTCTGGACGCGCAGCCTCTTCGTCAAGCACACCTTGTTCCCAGTTGTTGAGAGCAATTCTGGCCACTCCGGAATTATCTACGAATAGATGGTTGGAATAAACCCTGCCATTCGCGCTGTGCTCGCAGTTTATGGTTTCGGGTAGCATGAAAATGTGCGCACTGACGAGATCACCGTCGGAGACGATATCATTGTATTTCTTCTTGAACTTTACGGACAGGTTGATTGTCTTGCGCCGATATCTGTCGTTCATCTCATGAAAACGATCTTTTGCATAAGCATTCAACGCAGCGATACAGTTGCTGTCCGCCGCGAAAATAATGATGTCGATTTTGAAACCGTTCGGATTGTCCGCAGTCTGATACTCGCGACCGTATTTTACTCCAATGCCTTCGTTACCGAGCTTAGTATCGGCGAGTCTGAACTGCCTGTCCAAGTCAGTATCCGTGGCAGAAAGAAAGTCATGAATCGCATTGTTGTCTACACTTTCACCGAACACGTCAAAAACCTGCGTATTCAGCTTGAACTGCAGCACCTTTGCCGCAAGCTCAGAATACTTGCCGCTGGATTTGAGTGATTCTATGTAATCGTGAACCATCCGCACGATATCGTCGCAGACTTCATCGTAGGCGTTTTGGTAAATCAGCGATTGACTGAACAGGTGCGAGAGGGCAAACAATGAGTGGAGATAATTACTGATGCGCACGCTTCTCACTTCGTAAGTGAGCAGACCTGCATCGTTGATTGCTTTCATTACTTCTTCGCGGTCAAAGCCTAAGGCGACTTCTTCTGCCGTGCTCGTCGTGTCTGGATTCGCTGTTGTTCCATTGGTTGCATGATGCTCTTGTACTGCCTGAACATTATTTGATCTGGCAGGTTGCGCATTTACCGGCGATGCTGTTGCACCATTTTCAGAACCAGACGCGGTTTCAACTGCGGTTCCGGTTTCCAGCTGAGCAATATTCTCTAAGCTAATCTGATCCGGCCCTATTACTTCACGATGCGGCGCGACGGTTCTTGGCGTATTCTGCTTCGGACGTACTGTGAGGGTATCAAAGGTTTTCTCGCCGAACGCTTCACCATATATGTCGGTCGGGATGTTGCCGCCCTCGGTGCTCTGCAGTGCTTCGGCTACATCCTTAACGGTCTCCGCATTGAAGTACGGTAAAAACAGATGAACGTCGTTTAAAACATCATCTACCATAATGTGCATCTGCATTGGGGTGCGCACCATGCGCCCAAGAAGCTGCGCAATATAGGTTGCGTCGTTGGCATGACGGAAAGACATCATGGTTTCCGCTCGTGGGCAGTCCCAGCCAGTAGATAGATTCTCTTTGAAGAAAACGACTTTTATCTTCCGATCATCGGCAATGCGGGAAGGCTCACAGTAGTTTACTTCTATCCCATTAATAACGAGGGTACCGTTGGCTTGCCCGAAAGTGTGGACGACCTCGCCAAGCTGAAAACGCTCGCCGGTGCGTTCTTCTATCTTCTGCAAGCAGTCGTCCAAGTCAGTAGAAGAGAGCTGGCTTCCGCTGCCGTTTTGAACCTGAATGACAAAAACGGGATTCACATACGCGTAATGCTGCTCATAGCAATACTGCGTCCAATGCTCCCATTTCTGCTTCCAATCATCCGCAGCGGCTTGAAGTACCGCCATATCATTATTGATAGTGTCGGGATATGTGATGATGATTCTATCCTTTAAAAGGCCGGAAGCACGGACTTCGTCTGCAGTGGTTACGACGTAATGTGTAGTAGAATTGATGCCGGAGGCGAGGTTATTAAACCTTTCCGGCGTTGCCGTCATACCAATGACAACAGGCATAGCCGGTAGACCGTCATCCGGGCTGCCTTTCAGAAACTTCTGCATGATGGTGGTAGCTTTGGCGGCGTCACGGCCCTGCATACCCCGGTGCGCCTCATCGATGATGAAGTATAGACGGTCGGACTTTTCGCGAACAGTATTGCTCAGCGTTTCCCAAATGGTGTATGTCCTACCATCACCATGCTTTGTCAGATTGCTGCTCTTACCGAGTTTTTGTGTATTTAAAAAATAGATGTTTCCGTCGTCAAGCATTTCCTGATCAAAGGAGTCATCGGTTATAATTTTGCATTGGTCGAGTGTGATTTTATCGGCCTTCAAGTCAATTTTGTCCTTAGACTGCTGATTCAGCTCCGGTGAGTCTGAGAGCCATACGAAGATGGCATCGGGCTGATCTGGATATGTATCATCACCAGATAGAATGCTCTCAATCAGCGCGGACATGACGATGGTCTTGCCAGCGCCTGTGGGGGCCGTATAAGACACAATCTGCGGGGTATGAGTACGGCGATAGCTGCCAAGCGCTTCGGCGGTATTCAGACGCAGGTTTGCAAGCGCCTGCTTTTGAAACGGGAATAATTCAACCTTCATCTTTCTTCCCTCCTTGCGTTGATGCGGAAATTATCGAGATAGCTGCGATAGAGCTGATATGTATGCTTGGCGCTGATACCGTATATCATCTCGCGGTATGCTTTCTCTGAGTCTGTCACAATGAACACTGTATCGATTTCCGGATGCGCATCAAGCTGCTCTGCAAATGCCATGAAGCTGCTTTCGCTTACCAGAATTGCGAGCTTATTTTCTGGAAGTATCAGCATGTCCGGTGTTTCTCCATGGAGCTCCGGGCGTTTGCCGACAGCTCCGGCCTTGAGCCACAACAGCGGTAAAATTTCTTTGAACTGCCGTCCCAACGCAACATCGTCTTTGTCGAGAAAGCCCAGCTTGAAGTATTCGCAGTTTGCCTTAAATCCCTGCGACATTGGAATGGGGTTCCCATCTGCGTCGTTGGCAAGGTAATCCCCCTTGAGCGGAACGCCATTTATATCGTGACCTTCGATGCTGCAAACAGTACGAGGCCATGTGACATAGCGCGCAATGCCGAGCTTTTCCCATTCCGGGTCACCGGGCTGGAAGCCCTGATCAGTAAGTGACTTTGCTTCATCAGCGGACACCTCGTTGTTCGTTACCATTATACAGCGCCGATGACCGCCATCCTCCGCGTTAAGCAGATTGACGGCATGGAGAGTGGTGCCAGAGCCAGCGAAGAAGTCGACAATAAGGGCATTGGGTTTGCTAAGGCAAAAAAGTTTAATACAATCCTCAACAGCATATAATGATTTGGGAAAGTCGAATCGTGTTTCGCCTAATATATTTTTTAAAACTTTCGTTCCATAATCACGTGCATCATGCGTTTCAAATGCCCACTGAGTTTTGGGCATTGCCTTTCTGGATTCAAGATTGCTTGCAATAATTCCGCCATCTTCAGAGTATCCTCTTACCAACACCTTTCCCGATTCAATATCTCTGATTGTTCCAGAAGATAAATATGATACGGCAAATTGTTGCGGTTTATCTTTTTGATATTTCGAAGCTTTTATATATCCTTTTTCTATAAGATGTCTGCACGCATTTGGTGTAACACTCCACAGCATTTCGGTTCCGTCGTCACGCACGGGAAAAACAGTTTCACAGTTTTCCACTTTACTTACAGAAAATCGATCTACTTCTGGCGTGATTGGTTCTCCAACCTTAACAATCTTATATGTATTCTTATCTATATACAAAGGATAGAATTGCGATGGTCGAGAAGTGCGTATATTTGCCGGATTACCTCTACGGAATGATCTCCAATGAATATCGTCACCTTCTTGTTGGTAATTAGCATTTTCAATCGGCGTTATTGTATAGTTACCGTTCATTACAAAATAAATAAACTCATTAACTCTACTAAAACTATTAAATCTGGCTGCGCCACTCCTCGCAGTTAATGTGCTGACCATCTGTATATTTGCTTCCGGAAACATTTCCTCCAATAAACAACCGAGATGTAAATATTCTTTTTCGTCGATAGTTACAATCAGAACCGAATCGTTTGGATTCAGAATTCGTTTCGCAATCTTAAGCCGCTTCTGCATCATTGAGAGCCATTTACTATGACGGTAACTGTCGGAGGAGTCGACATAGTCATTGTTGTACTTCCAGTCGCGGGCACCCGTGTTGTAGGGCGGGTCAATATATATGCAATCTACCTTTTGCGGGTAGAGATACTCCAAAAGCTGCAGGGCATGATAGTTGTCCGCCTCAATCAGCGTATGCCACAGGTCGCTGTCAGGCGCGTTTTCCACTCTATCTATTGGCTGCAGGGTAGGATAAATGGGCTCGCCGAATTTAGCCACCGGCACGAGGTCGGAAAGCGCAATAGTCTCGCTTTCGCCGGAGGCAAGATGCAGACATACCGCATCGCCGCCGTTTATCTTGGTTACGCGGTACATATCATTGATGGCTCCGGTTTTTTTCGCCACGGTGCTGCCGCACTTTATTTCGATGCCGTAAAGAGGGGTGCATTCCGGAATGTGCTCCTCAAAAACAAGCCCAAATTTCTTTTGCTTTGTTAAGCGGGCTGCCTCCGCCATGAGCCGTTCGCGCAAGGCTTTGTCCTGCACCTGATTAATTAAGTCATTTAATGCAGCCATAATCAAACTCCTATCTATGAAATGTTTCAGTGGTTATACTGTCACATTATAATTCTACTTCAAGCTGTGTCCGATAAAACGGGCTCACTCCGCATCGGCAGGGTCGGAATTCTCTGCTGCGCCGCCGGATCGTATCCAGGCGTCAACTTCGGACAACTTGAATTTCCATAGCCTGCCTACTTTGTAGGCGGGCATATTTCTTTTTGCGATCCATTGCAGAATGGTTTCTCGCCCAACGCCAAGATACTCTTGCACTTCCTTGAGGGTGGACCATTTTTCAATGTTAATCTCGCTCACGCTATTGACCTCCATATTCTGTTCCGCAGTGCCGCAGGGTCTTATACCTGCGGCTTTTCTATCTGCGTGAGTGTCATATACACTTATACATTTAATATTATATCACAATAATACGCGAAAATCAATGAATCAAGATGAAAACGTTTATAAAAAGTCATAGATACGCTTTTTGTGTCAGCAAGAACCTGCAAAATTTCTTTTTGCTTCCTTCGTCAAAACGGCTTTCTCATGTCCAGCGAGTTATGAAAGCAAGAAAAAACCGCTTTCAGGCTGGAGGTGAAAGAGATGATTCAGGAACGAAAGGATACCCGGACACAGGTTGCGGACGAGGAGCTCATCGAAGTTCTGACTGCAATCAGCGTCGTGTCCAAACGTCTGGCAAGAAAACTGGCCTTGCTTGCCGGACAGAGCAAATCCATGGAAGGAGGAAAAACAGATGAGCAAAATGAGCGAAATGGCTGCGTCTATCGAAGAACTGCGCAACGTTGCTGCCGCTATTAACGACGTGGCAAACTGGCTGGCCGAGGCGTTCAGCGGCGATGAGCCGAAATCGGAAGCCAAGCCTGATGAGCCGACGCTGACGCTGGAGGCGGTCAGAGCCGTTCTTGCGGACAAGTCCCGTGCGGGCTTCACCGCTCAGATTCGCTCTCTGCTCCAGAAGTACGGTGCCGACAAACTGTCGGGCGTTGACCCGGCAAACTACAAGGCGCTGCTTGCAGATGTGGAGGATATCGGGGCCCCCGAAGAATCCACAGATTCTTTGGGGAGAGGAGGAGCAGCGGAATGAACGAGCTTTCGTGTTTTCACGGAAGCGAGCGAAATGAAGCTTGCGACGACGAGATCCCACCTAAAGGACACGCGATTCTCTCCGCATCTAGTTCTTACCGTTGGCTGCACTGCCCGCCGTCTGCTCGGCTCTGTGAGAGCTACGACGATAAGGGCAGCAACTACGCCGCCGAAGGCACCGACGCTCATGCGCTTTGTGAGTTCAGGCTCCGTCAGGCGCTGGGCATGGAGGCAACCGACCCGACCGAGAATCTCACATGGTTCAATGAGGAAATGAACGACTGCGCCACTGGTTATGCCGCTTATGTACTTGAACAGGTCGAAGCCGCAAAGCTGACCTGCGCCGATCCGGTGGTTCTCATCGAACAGCGCGTCGACTTTTCACGCTGGGTGGAGGGCGGCTTCGGAACCGCAGATGCCCTTATCATCGCGGACGGCACCCTTAAAATCTGCGATTACAAGCATGGGCTCGGCGTACTTGTCCGAGCAGAGGAAAACCCGCAGCTCATGTGTTATGCTCTCGGTGCACTGGAGCTATTTGACAAAATTTACGACATCGAAACGGTCAGTATGACCATCTACCAACCGCGCAGAGACAACGTTAGCACCTACGAAATATCCAAGGATAAGCTGTACCGCTGGGCTGACGAAGTCCTAAAGCCCACCGCTGAGCTCGCTTTCGCTGGCGACGGCAACTTCCTCTGTGGTGAGTGGTGCGGCTTCTGTAAGGCAAAGAACGACTGTCGTGCCCGTGCCGAGGCGAATCTTGCTCTGGCGCAGTATGAGTTCAAGCTACCGCCGCTCCTTACAGATGAGGACATCGAGGACATCCTCTCTAAGGTCGATGAGCTTGTCTCATGGGCATCGGATATAAAGGAATACGCCCTGCAGCAGGCAATCAGCGGCAAGGAATGGACCGGCTGGAAGCTGGTCGAGGGCCGTTCCAACAGGAAATACGTTAACGACGCGGTTGTCGCCGATGTCGTCGAGCATGCAGGCTTCGATCCGTATGAGCGAAAGGTGCTCGGTGTCACAGCCATGCAGAAACTGCTCGGAAAATCCCGCTTTGATGAACTCTTAAGTCCCTACATTGAAAAACCGCAAGGCAAACCCACGCTCGTGCCGGAGAGCGATAAACGCCCGGCAATGTCAACGGCAACAGCCGATTTTTATGAAAATTAAGGAGGACAATCATATGTCTAACAATACGAACAAGGTCAACAACCCCATGAAAGTTATCACTGGTCCCGATACCCGCTGGTCCTATGCAAACGTCTGGGAGCCGAAATCCATCAACGGCGGCACTCCGAAGTACAGTGTCAGCCTCATTATTCCAAAGTCCGACACCAAAACCGTCGCCAAGCTGAAGGCTGCCATCGAAGCTGCTTATCGCGAAGGCGAGTCCAAGCTCAAGGGTAACGGCAAGACTGTGCCGCCTCTGGCCGCAATCAAAAACCCGCTTCGAGACGGTGATACAGAGCGTCCGGACGACGAAGCCTACGCCAATGCTTACTTCATAAACGCCAATGCAACAACAGCACCCGGCATTGTTGATGTCGACCGTAATCCGATTCTGATCCGCTCCGAGGTCTACTCCGGCGTGTACGGTCGTGCCAGCATCAGCTTCTATGCCTTTAATTCCAACGGCAACAAAGGCATCGCTTGCGGTCTCAACAACCTGCAGAAGGTACGTGACGGTGAGCCTCTCGGTGGCAAGGCCTCAGCTGAGTCTGATTTCGCAACCGAGGGCGATGAGGACTTCCTCGCCTAAAGCTTACATCATTTCCGGGCGGTGGCGGAGGGGCTTCTCTCCGCCGCTTTCCTTATTGGGGGCAACAATATGAAAACATTAGAAATCGATATTGAGACTTACAGCAGCGCCGACCTCTCCAAGTGTGGCGTATATAAATATGTAGAAGCTCCCGATTTCGATATAATCCTTTTCGCTTACAGCGTCGACGGCGGCGAGGTGCAGGTCGCTGATCTGGCACAAGGAGAGAAGATACCGACTGAAGTGCTGTCGGCTCTGGAGGACGAGTCCGTCATCAAGTATGCCTTCAACGCCTCATTTGAACGCATCTGTATTTCACGTTTTCTCGGCTACCCTACTGGGGACTATCTTGACCCGACATCATGGCGCTGTTCCATGATATGGTCAGCGTATCTCGGACTCCCACTGTCGCTGAAAGGTGTCGGCGCGGTTCTCGGTCTGGATAAGCAGAAGATGGACGAGGGTAAAGACCTTATCAAGTATTTCTGTCAGCCCTGTGCTCCGACAAAGGCCAATGGTGGCAGGACGCGTAATCTTCCGTCCGACGCGCCGGATAAGTGGGTGACCTTCAAAGCCTACAATAAACGAGATGTTGAAGTGGAAATGCAGATACAGCAGAAGCTCGCAAAGTTTCCAGTGCCGGACAGTGTCGGGGACGAGTACCACTTGAGTGAAGAAAAAAACGACCGGGGCATCCGTGTGGATATGCCGTTTGTGAAACGAGCTATCGAATTTGATGTGCGGTCACGCGCCCGACTCTCCGCCGCGATGCGAGATATCACAGAGCTGGACAATCCCAATTCTGTACAGCAAATGAAATCATGGCTGGCCGAAAACGGTCTCGAAACCGACACTCTCGGTAAAAAAGCAGTGGCGGCGCTGGTGAAGGACGCTCCCAGTGAACTTGGCGAGGTGCTGCAACTCCGCCAGCAACTTGCTAAATCATCTGTCAGAAAATACACCGCTATGGAAAACGCCGTCTGCGCTGACGACCGTGTCAGAGGGATGTTCATGTTTTACGGAGCCAACCGAACAGGCAGATTTGCCGGACGGCTGGTTCAGCTTCAGAATCTGCCTCAGAACCACATCCCAGACCTCGCCGAAGCGCGGAGTCTGGTAGCGGGTGACAACTACGACGCGCTCGAAATGCTGTATGAGGATGTCCCAGACACCCTATCCCAGCTTATCCGCACGTCGTTCATACCGAGAGCGGGTGCGAAGTTCATCGTTACGGACTTCAGCGCAATCGAAGCAAGGGTCATCGCGTGGCTTGCCGGTGAAAGCTGGCGTACCGAGGTGTTCAAGAACGGCGGAGACATCTACTGTGCGTCCGCGTCAGCAATGTTCAATGTCCCAGTCGAGAAACATGGCGTGAATGGTCATCTGCGGCAAAAGGGTAAGATCGCGGAGTTGGCGCTCGGTTACGGCGGCTCCGTCGGCGCACTCAAAGCAATGGGCGCTCTTGAAATGGGGCTGATTGAAGACGAGCTCCAGCCACTGGTGGGATCGTGGCGAAAATCCAATCCGCACATCGTCAAGTTCTGGTGGGATGTTGACCGTGCCGTGAAGACCGCCGTTAAGGAGAAAACCACAACATCCACAAATGGTATTAGCTTCTCCTACCAGAGCGGTTTCCTGTTTATAATCTTGCCAAGCGGCAGACGGCTGGCGTATGTGAAGCCGCGTATGGGCGAGAACTGCTTCGGCGGAGAGTCCGTGACCTATGAAGGCGTCGGCGGTACGAAAAAATGGGAGCGGCTCGAATCCTACGGCCCGAAGTTCGTGGAAAACATCGTGCAGGCTACCTCAAGGGACATCCTCATGTATGCCATGCAGACGCTCAGCTGCTGCTCCATCGTCGCCCATGTCCACGATGAGCTCATTATCGAGTGTGATAAGCGAGTATCACTGGACACGATCTGTGAACAGATGGCACGAGTGCCGCCCTGGGCAAAGGGACTAATACTCCGCGCCGACGGCTACGAATGCGATTTCTACAAAAAAGACTGATGAAGCGGCACTGAGTCCAGATTTGGGCTTAGTGCCTTTTTCAAAAATAATTGGTTTTCCTTCGTCAAAACGCGCCGCTCATGTCCAGCGAGTAGTGAGAGGCGGCGACGCCCGAATTTTGAAGGAGGATCATCAATTATGTTCTATGTAAAAGAGAAACTCAATGATGCTGTGGAGGCGACCGTCGAGATCACCGACGAGAATGTCTTTACGCGCTGCCCCGGCTGCGGCGATGAGGTGAGCGTCGATCTTGCCGAGCTGTTTAGCGACGGTGAAAGCGACCTGTACGGCACTGCGGTCTACTGCGAGGAATGCAGCCGAAAGATTAGAAACGAGAGGTGCGGACATGGGAGTAAGCAAGTTTAATTCTGAGGGCTACTACGACCCGACAGCTTTCGGAGCACTTTCTGATATCGAAGCCGAGGAAAAGGCACTCCGAGCTTTCTGGCCTATCGTGTATATCTGTTCTCCCTTTTCTGGAGATGTGGACGGAAACGTCGCAGCGGCGCAGCGCTACAGCAGGTTTGCTGTGGACAAGGGCTACATACCCGTCGCGCCGCACCTGTTGTTTCCGCAGTTCCTTGACGACAACGACCCGAAGGAGCGCCAGCTCGGATTGTTCTTCGGCACCGCCCTCATGAGCAAATGCGCCGAAGTCTGGGTGTTCGGCAGTACTATCTCAGCCGGTATGGAGACTGAAATTAAACGCGCTAAGTGGAAGGACTACCGCTTGCGCTATTTTAATGAAAACTGCGAGGAGGTGCAGAAATGATTGATTTATCGGATAGAAAAAGCTTTCAGGAGTTTATGCTGATTAATTCGGCTCAAGCTTTGTCGAGAGAGCAATATGCCAGATTCAAAGCTGGGCTTGAAGCGATGCCGGACGATATATTTTGGCAAGTTATCGCGGAGTGTATAGCTACAGCCCCGAAAAATTGCGGGTATAAGGAACAGGCAAAGCTGCTTGATGAAGTGAGAAACGCAAACGGCATAACTTCAAAAAATTCCGCAATGCACGATTTGCAGATGCATGTTATTTCAGATGAAGAAGCCGATCGAGTTTGGAAGCGCATAATCGCATCCCGTCCCAGCGATGAAATCAAGCTGACCGGCGATGAGGACAGTCGCCTAATCAAGCTCTGGGAGAAAGGCACCGAAGATGTCAGCATTCCTTCCGATCTGTTTTTCGCAAACACGATTCCGCTTTTGGACTGTAGGATCATTGTTGATGAAACCTGCCGTGAAAACGGTCATGTTGTTCCATATCGCGTTGTCGTATTCCCGGACTATGCCGAACTCATTCAACTGGCTGAAGAAAACGAGCCGGTCAATGTCGGTGCCATCGTAAACAATCCTGTCATAGGGCCCTGCTGCTTTACTCCATTTTATGTAGTCAAAGGCGTTGACAGCATTATGTTCAGCGGCGTGGGATACCATGGTGTGCCGGAAGAAAACATCAGGAAAGCACAGGCGACGATGACCATGCAGGATCTGTCACAGATGGCCATCTCGTTTCTCGAAACGTGGTATGGCATCCAGATCGCGCTTCTGCACCCGACCATGCGGGAGATGTTTCGGCATCCGAAGACAGCTCCTGACACAAAGTATTTGCCCGTGCACAGCACCAAGCGGAAAAACCGCGTGAAATATATCAAAGTCCACATCATCAACAGCGATGAGATGAACGCCGCCATGTTTGGTGAAAGCAAGACATACACCCGCCACGCTCTTGTTTGGTATGTTATCGGTCACTGGCGTACCATCAAAAGCGGGGTCAAAGTTTTCGTTAAGCCCTGTTGGAAGGGTCCGCTTCGTGACGTCAAGGTCGCCCTCGCTGAAAGAGAGCGCGTCATCGTTCAAGCTACGGGAGGTGCTCTGTAATGGAACCACAGAACAAATACGTCCTTTATGAGGAGGTAATCAATCATGCGTGAATTGAAGATTGCGCTCGGCAACTCCCGCCAAGCGAAATTTTGGTCAAATAAGACTATGTCCTTCGACGAAATATGTAGCCGACTGAAAACGCCGATACGCACGACCGAAACAGCCGAGGAATACGCCAAGCTGCCGAAGCCCAAGCGCGATGAAATCAAGGATAAGGGTGGCTTTGTCGGCGGACATCTGCGGGACAACCTCCGCAAGGTAGGAAATGTCTCCTGCCGCTCACTGTGGACGCCCGACATTGATAACGCAACGCCGGAGTTCATCGCAGCGTTGGAGGCAAAGCTGACCTTCAAGTGCGCGGTGTACTCCACACACAGCCATACGCCTCAAGCGCCCCGACTCCGTATTGTCGCTCCGTTTACACGGGATGTTTCTGCAGATGAGTTTGTGGCGGTATCGCGCTATATGGCTGCAGAGCTCGGCATCGATATGTTCGATGAATGTTCTTTCATTCCTAACCAGCTCATGTACTGGCCGACCTGCCCGTCCAACGGTGAATACATCTGTAAGTTCTTCGATGGCGAGTTGCTCGACCCAGATGCGATACTCGCGGCGCATCCGGACTGGCAGGACTGCTCTTTGCTGCCTACCACCTCGCGGGAAAGCAAGGTCAACAAGCCGAGTCAGAAGCCGCAGGAGGACCCGCTCGGCAAGCCCGGTATAGTCGGCGCTTTCTGCCGTACTTACAGTATCACAGCGGCAATTGAGAAATTTCTATCGGACGTATATGCTCCGTCGGTCTCGGAAGGCCGCTACGACTATATCCCCGGCGAGAGCACTGCTGGTGTCGTGATATACGATGACAAGTTCGCATACAGCCATCATGCCACAGACCCTGCCTGCGGAAAGCTGCTCAACGCATTCGACCTCGTCCGCATACACCGATACGGCGATGACGATGAGAAGAAATCTTTCTCCGCTATGATGGAGTTTGCGGTTAAGGACGAACAGGTCAGCTCACTGCTTCTGCGTGAAAAACAGGCGTCCGCCGCAGAGGAGTTCGATAATTGGACAAAAGGTCTGCAGCGCGACCGTGGAGGGTCGCTGCAAAACAGTCTGCACAATATAACGCTGATACTCGAAAATGATGAAAATCTCAAGAATATATGTTTCAACCAACTCGCTGACGGTATGGAGATAAAGGGCGATGTACCGTGGCAGCACCCGGCGCGGTTCTGGCGTGATGTCGACGACGCGCAGCTCATCTGTTATATCGACGCTAACTACGGCAGTTTTTCTCAACGAAACTATCAGATTGGCGTCGCCAAGGTTGTAGACGACCGTTCCTACCACCCCATTCGGGAGTACCTCGCGCAGTTGCCACCGTGGGACGGTACGACACGCGCCGAAACCGTTCTTATTGACTACCTCGGAGCGGAGGACAACGCTTATACCCGCGCTGTCACTCGGAAAACACTCTGCGGCGCAGTTTCCCGTGTTCAGCATCCGGGCATCAAGTTTGATTATATCCCTGTGTTGAACGGACCGCAGGGTATCGGCAAGTCTACGCTTATCGCCAAGCTGGGCGGCGAATGGTACTCAGACAGCGTTTCGCTTACCGATATGAACGATAAAACCGCCGCCGAGAAGCTGCAGGGTTACTGGATTCTTGAAATCGGTGAGCTGGCCGGAATGAAGAAAGCCGATATCGACAAGGTCAAAGCATTCATCTCTAGGCAAGATGACAAGTATCGGGCCTCTTTCGGACGCCGGGTTACACCGCATCCGAGGCAGTGCGTGTTCTTCGGCACAACCAACTCTCAGAACGGATATCTCCGCGACATAACCGGTAACCGCCGCTTCTGGACGATTACGACTCCCGGCACCGGCAAATGGAAACCATGGGAGCTTACTTCGGAGACAGTTCAGCAGATATGGGCGGAGGTGCTGGTACTGGTCGAGCGAGGCGAAAAACTATATCTTGACGCAAACCTTGAATCCTTTTCTCAGGCGGAACAGCGGAGCGCTATGGAGCAGGATGACCGTGAAGGGCTTGTGTGCGCATACTTGAACCTTCTTCTTCCAGAAAACTGGGCTGAGATGGATGTCTATGCAAGGCAGGAATATATCAATGACCCGGACGGTCCTACCCAGCCGAAAGGTACTGTGCGTCGTGACAGCGTCAGCAATCAGGAAATCTGGTGCGAATGCTTCGGCAAACGCAAAGAGGACATCAAGGCATCCGACTCTTTTGCGATAGCGGCGATTATGCTTCGTATCGAAGGTTGGCAAAGAACCGAAGATCGGGAGGTGCAGCCCATATATGGCAGGCAGCGTTTGTATAGGCGAATTGAAGCGTAATTGTGGACAGGCTCATGGGACAAGTTTAACAGCTTGTCCCAGTCCATCAGTCTGTCCAGCCCGTAAAACCCTTGAAACAGGGCAAAAACAGCGTATTTGCGGACGAGTGGACAGTTATTTCTATATAGTACAAATAATGATGAATATAAAAGAAAAAGCAATCCCGTCCACGTGTATTTGCGCGCGTATAGAAAATTCTGACCACCTGTCCACGGAGGAAAATGGCATGAGAGAAAAACAGATAGAACAAAAGCTCGTGAAAGCAGTGAAAAACATGGGAGGCATCGCGCCTAAGCTCGTGTGTCCCGGTTTTGACGGAATGCCTGACCGCATCGTCCTTCTTCCGGGTGGTCATATGGCTTTCGTGGAGGTTAAGACTCCCGGCGAAAAACCGCGTCCATTACAGATGGCGAGACATGGACTGCTTCTGCGGCTCGGCTTCAAAGTATATGTCCTTGATGATGAACAGCAGATTGGAGGGATTCTTGATGAAATACGAGCCTCATAACTACCAGACCTACGCGACCCGTTACATCGAGGAGCACCCCATCTCCGCCGTTCTCTTGGATATGGGCCTTGGCAAAACGAGCATCACGCTGACAGCGCTGAACAACTTGTTATTTGACAGCTTCGAGGCTCATCGCATTCTGGTCATCGCCCCGCTGAGAGTAGCACGGGACACATGGACTGCTGAAGCGGATAAGTGGGATCATCTTCAGAACCTCATATGCTCCGCAGCCGTCGGCTCTGAAGCGGAACGCCGTGCGGCACTGATGAAACCTGCTGATATCTATATCACCAACCGAGAAAATGTCCAGTGGCTCATTGAGGATAGTAAACTGCCCTTTAACTATGACACCGTAGTGGTCGATGAGCTGTCCTCCTTCAAAAACTATCAGGCAAAACGATTCCGGGCATTGATGAAGGTGCGGCCAAAAGTCAAGCGCATCATTGGGCTAACCGGCACTCCCAGCAGCAATGGTCTAATGGATTTATGGGCAGAGTTTCGGCTGCTGGACATGGGCGCTCGGCTCGGAAGGTTTATCAGCCACTATCGGCTTGAATACTTCCAACCAGAAAAGCGCAATGGACAGGTCATCTTTAGTTACAAACCTCTGCCCGGAGCAGAACAGCGTATCTACGACAAAATATCCGATATAACCATCTCCATGCGTTCCACCGACCTTCTGAAAATGCCGCAGCTGGTCAACAGCGAATACACCGTCAGGCTCTCCGACGAGGAACGTAAACGGTATGACGGTCTGAAGCAAGATCTGGTCCTGCAGCTTCAGGGCAGCGAGATCACCGCCGCGAACGCCGCTGCCCTCACCGGTAAGCTCTGTCAAATGGCAAACGGCGCTATATACGCTGATGATGGAAGCATCGTGAATTTACACGACCGGAAATTGGACGCACTGGAGGACATTATTGAAGCCGCTGGTGGAAAGCCGCTGCTGGTAGCGTACTGGTTCAAACATGACCTTGCCCGCATCACAGAACGGCTGATTAAGCTCCATGTTCCGTTCTCCAAGTTGGACAGTTCTGAGAGCATCAAGCGTTGGAACGACGGCGAGCTTCCTGTGGCGCTTATACACCCGGCTTCCGCTGGTCACGGGCTAAATCTTCAAAGCGGCGGCTCCTGCATCGTCTGGTTCGGGCTGACATGGTCACTGGAGCTTTACCAGCAGACCAACGCCCGACTCTGGCGACAGGGACAAAGTGCCGAAACGGTTGTGGTGCAGCACATCGTTACCAAAGGCACAATCGACGAGCGGATTCTGAAGGTGTTATCCAAGAAGGATAGCACTCAGGCGGCGCTTATCGACGCGGTAAAAGCTGACCTGCACATCTGAGACAATCTATGACAATCCGTGCCAATCCGAGAGAAAAACAAAACATCGGAGGTACAGATTATGAATACCAATTGTGAAAACCTCGCAAACGCCATCATCCTTCAGGCAGCGAAAGATTACCGTAAGGCGCTGCGTACTCTCTCGCTCAACCCGCATAACTGCTCGGCGCAGTATGAATGCCGGAGCCTTGAGCAGTTCTTCCGTTCCGGCTTGTTTGGTGTGCTGACGCAACTTGACCCGGAGTTGCTTATCAGGAGGCTGAAAGCGGAGGTGGCGGCATGACTGTGAAGGAATATCTAGGTCAGGCCTACCGTCTCGACCAGCGTATCAATTCCAAGCTGGAGCAGGTCGCTTCGTTGAATGAGCTGGCGACGAAATGCACCTTGTCGCTCACGGGTATGCCTCGCAATCCCAATCGCGGCACCTCCACGATGGCTGATGCCGTAGGAAAGATCGTAGACCTGCAAGCGGAGATTAACCGCGACATCGATCGGCTCGTTGACCTGAAGCGTGAGATGGTGACGATCATCAAGGCAGTGAGCAACCCTGAATATCAGACGCTGCTGGAGCTGCGCTACCTGTGCTTCAAAACATGGGAGCAAATTTCGGTCGACATGGGCTACAGCATCCAGCATATCTATCGACTGCGTGAGAAGGCTTACGACGAAATTCATGTGCCGCCCGAAAGATGATAGGTTATGTTAGTAGATGTTCATGCTAAATTCTGATATGCTATACTTAGCGAAATAAGAACGTGAGAGCCTCGTGGGAGCAATCCCCCGGGGCTTTCTTTATGCCTGCAAGGAGGTGACACCATGCCAAGAAAACCACAGCGACCATGCCAGCATCCCGGCTGTCCGAAGCTGACAAGCGGTCTTTACTGCCCAGAGCATCAGCGACAGGCGGATTATCATTACAATCATTTCCAGCGTGAGCCGGAGACGAATAAAAGGTATGGTCGTGCGTGGAAGCGCATCCGCGACCGCTACATCAAGGCGCACCCGCTTTGTGAGGAATGTCGAAAGCAAGGCAGGCTGACACCCGCCGAGGAAGTGCATCACATCCTCCCGCTCAGTCACGGCGGCACCAACAACACAAATAATCTGATGGCGCTGTGCAAGCCTTGCCACTCGCGTATCACCGTGGAGATGGGCGACCGCTGGCACGAACGGTGAGGTCTGTATCACATTTTGATACAGACCAAAACATAATCACTTTGATCGAAAATATATTCACTCGGTCTTTGCCCCGGTGGGGGCATCTAAATCCTCAAAACTTTTAAAGGCGGACAGCGGCGTGGGGCTTCGTGTTGAAAAACGCACTTTCAAACAAGGTAATAGGCTCAGCCGCAAAGCGAGGTGATATTTTTGGCAAAGGACGGAACAAACAGAGGCGGCGCTCGTATCGGCGCGGGCGCAAAAAAGAAGCCATTAGCCGACAAAATAGCCGAGGGTAATCCCGGCGGCAGGAAACTGACAGTTATGGAATTCTCCAACACTGCTGACCTTCAAGGTCAAGCAATGCCGGAGCCGAACAAGATGCTTGAAGCAGTACAAAAGGACGGCAAGACGTTGGTTGCCGGTGAAATCTACAAAAACACATGGACATGGCTCAACGAGCGCGGCTGTGCAGCGCTGGTCTCTCCACAGCTTTTAGAGCGATATGCCATGAGCGTTGCTCGCTGGATTCAGTGTGAGGAGGCAGTCACTGCCTATGGCTTTCTGGCGAAGCACCCGACGACGGGCAACGCCATCCAGAGCCCGTATGTGGCGATGGGACAGAATTACATGAACCAGACAAACCGCCTGTGGTATGAGATTTTTCAGATCGTAAAGGAAAACTGTACCGGCGAGTATAGCGGCGCGAATCCGCAGGACGACGTTATGGAGCGCCTGCTCAATGCGAGGAGAGGCAAATGAACATACAAACCTTAAAGCTGTCGGAGCTGAATCCGGCAAAATACAATCCCCGCAAAGAGCTGCGTCCCGGCGACGCAGAGTTTGAGAAGCTCAAGCGTTCTATTGAGAGCTTTGGCTATGTGGAGTTGATCGTTGTCAACGAAGCGACTGGCTTTACCGTCATCTCCGGGCATCAGCGGCTTTCTGTTTTGAAGGTGCTTGGCTATGAGAGCGTGGAATGCGTCGTGGTGAGCTTGGATACCGTTCACGAAAAGGCTCTCAATATCGCCATGAACAAAATCTCCGGCGAGTGGGATACGAAAAAGCTCGAAAACCTGCTTTCAGATTTGAAAGCCGAGGACTTCGACGTGACGCTGACCGGCTTCGACACTAGCGAGATAGGGCTAATGCTCGGCGTCGATGATGAAATCGTGCAGGATGTTGTGCCTAACGTGGCGCTGAACGCGGAGCCGATATGCCACCCCGGAGACATTTGGCATCTTGGTCGACACCGTTTGCTCTGCGGCAGCAGTACAGACAAGAGCAATGTTGCTCGACTGATGGATGGTCAGCACAGCAAGCTGCTCTTTACCTCACCGCCCTACAGCGATATGCGAACCTACAACGGAGATAAAGAACTGTCGGTTGAGAGCATCGCGCAGTTCCTTCCATGCTATGAACCCTTCACGGCGCTGCAGGCAGTCAATCTCGGCATACAGCGTAAGGACGGCGAGGTTTATCCCTACTGGAACGTATACATCGACGCGGCGAAGCAGGTCGGTCTGAAATTGCTGGCATGGAATGTGTGGGATAAGCTGACCTGCGGCAGCGTCGGGCAGCAGAGCGCGATGATACCGATTCGGCACGAGTGGATTTTCTGCTTTGGAAAAGAGCCGGTGTCAGTGAATCCGACTTGGCGCAAAAAGGAAGCCAGCATTTACTCTGGCGGGCGCTACAACAAAATTCGTCAGGCGGACGGCTCATTCCGGATTGCGCGGCGCGGTAATGAGACCGGCGCGTTTAAAAAGATGGAGAGCCTGCTAGAGCTGCCAGAGCAGACCAGTCTGGAATCGGTTACCAAGCAGCTCAGTGAAAAAGGTAAGATTCGCGCTGAGCACCCCGCCACTTTCCCTGTGGCTCTGCCGTCGGAATACATCGTCGCGTTTACGAACGAAAACGACATCGTGGTCGAGCCCTTTGGCGGTGCAGGTACGACGCTTATCGCCTGTGAGCAGCTTAACCGCACCTGCTTCATTATGGAGCTCGACGCGCACTACTGCGACGTCATCATAAAACGCTGGGAAAATTTCACCGGCTGTAAGGCCGAGAAAAAGGAGTAATGATATATGACTACATATAAAACAGCCGAAAGCGTCTGTATGGGTCACCCGGATAAACTCTGCGACCTGATTGCGGACAGCATTCTTGACGCATGTCTCAGAAAAGACAAATCCTCTCGCGTCGCCTGCGAGGTCATGGCGACAAAGGGGAAAATCATCGTTGCGGGCGAGATCACCTGCGACGGTAAGGTCGATATCCGCTGGGAGGTGCGCGAGGCGCTCCGCAAAGCGGGCTACAATCCGTGGCGCTTCACGGTTTTCGTGTTTGTCCATAAACAGAGCAAGGACATTGACGCCGGAGTGACGACCGCACTGGAAGCGCGTAACGGTAGCGAGGAGCGCTACATTTCTATCGGCGCTGGCGATCAGGGTACCGTTTACGGTTATGCCACTGATGAAACACGCGAGAAGCTCCCGCTCCCGTTGGTGCTGGCGCATCGTATTTGCAGGCGCGTGGATACTGTTTGCAAGGATAAAATTGTGAAGGGGCTTCTGCCGGACGGCAAGGCGCAGGTCACGATCGAATATGAGGACGGCAAGCCCAAGCGCGTGAAAACTATTGTTGTGTCTGTTCAGCATGAAGCCAGTAAGACGCAGGAGCAGCTTTACTCCAACATCAAGCAAAATGTGCTATGGCAGTGCTTTGAGGATTTTCCCTTTGATGATGCCACCGAAATCCTCGTCAATCCCTCCGGGCGCTTCGTCGAGGGTGGACCCGCAGCCGATACTGGGCTGACCGGCAGAAAGCTGATGGTAGATACCTATGGTGGGCTGGCGCTGCACGGCGGCGGCGCGTTCAGCGGTAAAGACCCGACGAAGGTCGACCGCAGTGGCGCTTATATGGCACGGTACATTGCAAAGAATATCGTTTGGAGCGGGCTCGCAAAGGAATGCGGGGTCGCTCTTTCTTATGCCAT